CCTTGCCGTTGATGACAACATCATCCACCGTGAGAGCAGTCAGGGTCGGTGAAGATGTCCACGCAGGCGCACCTGACGATAGCGTTAGAAGGTCATCATCTGAACCCTTCGCAAGCCGCGTTAGGACTGTGGTCGATGAGGCGTAGAGGATATCTCCAGCGGCCTGGGATGCAAAGATGTGACCCGTGCCGTCAGATGTGATGAACTCATCCTGGGTTAATGTAGAGCCAGGGTCTTTGTGCTTGAACTCGTTAGCCATTAGCTGTGTCCTACCGTGATCGTTATATTAGATCCAGGTATGTCCACATACACCGCGGTGCTAAATATGAGCGCACCTTCGCTATTTGCGCCCATACGAAGGAACTGACTGGTGTTAGCCGCCTGAACCCCGCTTATTAGGTCAGTGCCGCCGTCATCTGTGCTGTCATTAAGTTGCCACGCTCCACCTGTATCTGCGGCAGAAACCAGCACCCAGTGGACCGTGGCTGGATAACTCGTCGCCTGCCCGTCACTGGTGAGGATGCTGGTATTCGATACGTTATTTCCCATCAGTATCTCCGTGTTCTTTCTTCGTATGAGCCTTTAGCCGGTTAGTGGCTACCATCTTGTTGTAGCCGTCGAACTCGGAAGCGCACTCTTCGCACTGCACGACTACCGGCTCCCGGTCTTTCTTGACTGGAGCATCTCTCGTTGGCAGAGCTGCGCCTCGGGCGGCCGCCTGGATGAGTATCCGCTGGAACTCGCGGTCCTCTTCACGCTGTGCAGTGGCGTTGATGTCTTCGATGGTCGCCGCTTCCTGTGGGTGCCGGGCCTTCATGTGGACGGTGACCTGGTACGGTGAATCAAGGTTGTCCTTGGTGCATACAGCCAAGCCTAACTCGTCATACTCAGCGCGGTTCTCATCATCTTTATGCAGTAAACACTTATGACTGCCGCCGCGAGGCTCGAAATTAGGCTTGATGGTAGTAAAGAACCGCGTCCCATCTTTCCGAAGTTTTCCAAGAGTGGGAGTGAGCATGTTCCGGTTGCAGACACTGCTCTTACCAGTCTGGGTGTCCCAGATATAGACATACCCGGCGGACTCGACTGATGACCCCCGGTTCACCTCGGTGATCTCCGATAACCCCGGTTCCGGTGCTTCGGTGATCATGGGCACCTCGGCCGCAGGCGCCTCGTCTCCTGCGTCCGCGATCTGTTCTAGGACATCCGTGATGTTCTGACTCGTCATACTAACCTCTTATCGTGCTGCCGCCGGGTCCGAATATGCTATAGCCAACGGCGCTTTTTGCCTTTTCCTCGCTGAGATCGAAGTATTCCTGCCAGATATCGCGTGGCCGCAAAGCAGGCGCCTCGCGTTCATGCATCTCGGTAGCGATATCTTTGAGTTCGCCGACAGTGTGGAGGATCTCACCGCGTCCCGTGGACTCGTCAACGACACCGCCAGGGATGCGGAATTCAGGTGTGGTGAAGTCACTTGCGGGACCAAGGTCGATACGGTATTCCGCAAGGGCGTCATTGCGTATGACGAGTATTATCTGGAAACGCCTTGGCGCTCCTACGGGAGCAGGCTGGATCAGCTCTGAGAGATCGAACGCTAACTCGTCGTAGCTGACCTCAAGGGTTGCCGGGAGTAGAGACATATCATCTCCTACGTCCACGCAGGGATATACATGACCGTGCCGCTATCGTCAGTGACGGTCAGCCACTTGCTGATCGTGGCCGTACCTACTCCTGCCGGCGCGACACCAGATATCGTGACAGTGCCAGAGGCATTAGCGGTCCACTGGGCACTGTCATTGAAAGTCACCGTGCCGTCCAACTTCACTCCATTGACTACGGAGAGGCCGGGAGACACATTATTGAACCGTGCCACGATAGTGCCATCCACCGTCACTTCTAACCGTGAACTACCACTGTCATAGCGGAATCCTCGCCGAGTGGTCACTGATGGTTAGGCTGTCCAGTCCCGGTTGGCCTCGACCATCAGATAGTCAACGTGCATAAGCTCGATGTTAGCGCCTTTAGCTTCAACCGCAAGAATCAACGATAGGTCAACGCTTGTAGACACTGCTCCAGTGACCGTTCTTATCAGAACTCCATCTACATAAAAGCTAGCTGTTCCGTTGGGGAATAACTCCAAGCGGAGTACCTGCCACTCGCCAGCAACCGCGTCATCACTACAGTCCAGTTCCGTTGAATCGGTTTCTCCAGTGGTAGTCCCACCGTTATACACGGTGTGCCAGTCTTCATCATCAGTCAGTTCTGCTGAAAGAAAGAAGCCGCATATATCTGAAGCTGTCAATGTCAGAGTTGTTGATGCGCCGGTCATCACATCGGTTTCTATGCTAAGAGTGTTCGGGTCAATGTCGCTGAACCCGAAGAAAACCTCTTTAGTATCGAGGTCTACAAACCGCACACGGGCCTCTGCTACGATTGCTCCCATCAACGCTACATCGAAAGCGACAGGAGTACCTACTAGAATCGTGTGGTTGTCTTCGTTTGTAGTAGTCATCACGCCCACTCCGCTAATTGCATCAGCACTTAGAGTGGGGATACCTGAATCTACTTCTGCCGCGCCTTGACCAGCAACACTAAATGGGCCTAGGTTTCTATGTTGCGCAGTTTCAGCGATGTTGTCTTCCGAAAAGAAATCTTCAAAGAGACTGATTCTGCCGCTACCCGATTGAGCCATTTTATTTACCTACTTGTTTGAGCTGTAGCTCTAAGTTTCGTATTCGCTCCCTGTAGGGGGCCACTGCCAAGAAGATACTATCCCTAGGGACGGCGGCTAGGTTCTCTAACCGCACATCCCCAGGTTGACCATTCAAATTGTGAACGACCCACCCTTTAGGTATGGGGCCATGAGCCTCAGACCAGATAGTGCGCCGGACATTCATTAGGTGGTTGGGAGTGTCGCGTCAGTTTCGACTTCAAAGAGCCAGTTCCCGGCAGAGCGCTCACCGTAGGCATACTCGTCGTAGAGGAATACGCTGGTGGAACCGCCGCCGATATGAGGCTCTCTACGAGTCTCCGTGCGCGGGGAACGTCCTTGGACAAGGATCAGTGCTTCCTGCGCGAATATCCCACCCTTACAAGCATTGCTGGTAATGGTGATGTTCCCGTCCTCGAATATCTCGCAGTTGTGGATGCGACCCCGGAAGCCCTCTTGGAACACACGGGCGGACAAGCCGTCGGTGTATCCAGTCTCTGTCGGAGGGTTGCCGCTGGAGATCGATGCGACTGCATCGTAGAGGTCTTTGATCTGGAAGCCGTGAAGGACCGCACGGTAAGGTGGGTTCCCAGGCTCGTCAGAATCAGAGGAGATACGGGAGACAGCGGCGGCGATTATCCCCGTTGTCAAAGCCGAACCAGAAGAACCGATAGTCAGGGACGCACCATCGATGGCGGTCAGCCCGTCTTCGTCCTTCTTCCTCTGGATAGCATTCTGTGCAAGGCCGCCTACCTTTGCATAGGCGTTCTTGCTGATACGAGCTGCCACACGGTCAGTGATGAGGGTGTGGATGCCCACGACGGTGGGAGTGATCGTCAGCAACGTATCGGACATCTGCTGTGGGTTGTCGAGACGGGTTGTCTCGGTGACCGTCTGAGCAGTCAATTGCGCCATAGAAACTTCGTTCCATGAGACGCCAGTCCCTTCGCCAAGAGTGACTTTGTCCACCAGGTTAGGGACAACACCCTCTTGTTCGCGGACCTGACGCGCTGCCGCAATTACTGTAGGCAGACTGTCGGCCAGTGATTGGGTAGTAGTATCGCCTGCTGCCATCGTTGATTCTCCTTATCCACCCGCTGATATGCGGTCTAGGATAGATTTTGCTTTTTTATGGTCGGCCGAAGTAGGGGTATATTCCTCGGAGCCGTAGACTGTGTCCAGCCACCGCTGATCGGACATACCACTGCCACCCGCAGCCGGACCTGTATCGAGATCGAATGCACCGGAGTCTTCAGATGTTGCCGGCGAAGCGGTGCGTGTGCCCCGCTCGACCAGGCGCATGACCTTCTCTGCTTCGGTCATTGCTGCCCGTAGACCCCTTTCGTCCTTCCTGTTGTGCGCGTCAGTCCACATGGTGCGGACCTCGGCTAGTTCTGGTGATGTCTGAAGGTCGATAATGTCTTTGCCCGTACCGTCCTGCACCACTTTTACCAGGTCTTCAGAAAGGTCTGTCCAGATAGTTGTGTACGCGGCTGAAGCGTTGAGGTTGGCCTGATCGCTCTGTATCGAGGTGAGTTGTTCTGGCAGGGTATCGGTATCGCCGGTCCCCATAGCTTGCATCAATGCGTCAAGCTTGCGGTCTGTTATCCGCTGCTGGTTACTCAGTTGCAATACCAAGTCGTTCTGTTCTTGCTGCCTGTTCCGTCGCCCTCTCTGCGCCTTCAGGTCGTTCTCGGCCTTATCGGCTTTTCCCTCTGCTTCTTTAGCCCGTTTTTCCCAATCGACTACTTCATCTTGTGGGTTGTCTCCCGAGGATACTTCATCGGGTAGAGCGACCACATCAGAGTTTTCGGTTGTCACAGTCCCTCCTATTTATATGGAAGAATGCACATTTGTCAATGCATTATATACCGTTTATACACAAGCTATCTAGCACCGGCCAATTCACGCTCTAACCATGACATAGCATCATCGCTCAATGGTGCAGTTGCTGGAGTAGTAGTTGGCGCACTTATTTGCCCTGGCTCTATACCTGGAGTGGTAGGTATAGGAGCCCCTAATTGTTGTTCTAGGAATGACCTAGCTTCTTCCGATAAAGGAGCGCCTTGCTGCGGCTGCGCCTGTGGCTGCGCCGCTGGTTGCAATGTTCCCCCAGGTTCACCCCTAGTACCGGCGTACTTGAAACGGAGGTCCATGTGAACTGGCGTAGCATATTCCCATTTCCCCAACGCATCAGAAACATCACGCCTAGCCCACTCGTAAGCGTCCTGTGCAGCATCAATAGCAGTGATATGAGGTTGGATATCAGCCCACTGTCCAGGGGCAGAGATCCTCCCCCTAGCGTAGTAATCCTGTAACCGTTGTTGGTGGTAGGGCGTAACCCGGCTTGCCATATATTTATCCGGGATCTCCCAGTAATCTCTCAGCAACTCCCGATCAGCCCGGAGTTCCTTTACCAGAGGATGGTCATTTTCGTGTAAGTATCCTTGTATCGCTGTGATCGCTTCAGGGCCGAACTCGACAAATATCGGAGTCTTTTCTAGAGCAGCTATACGACTTTCAAATTTCTCAAAATCGAAGCCAGTGAATTCGTCGTCCAAGTCAGGGTCGCTGGTTGCGTCCATATAGGCATGGAG